ATGAGACGCTTAGTGTTTCTTGTTATGCTTTTGATGACTCCCTATACCTATGGTCAAGTAGCTAATGATGCTGATGGTAATTTTGATTCAACAACGTATGTAGAGACTAATGGTACTACCTCTGCAAGTACCACTGTGACTTCTACAAACACAAATAACAACACTAACACTAATACCAATACTAATAATAACACTAACGTTAATACTTCAACAAGTACTAACACTAACTTTAATACCAGTACATCTACTAATACAAATAACAATTATAATGAAAATGTGTCTACAAATACTAGTACTAATACTAATGTAAACACAAATAATAACACAAGTGTAAGTACATCTACTAATACTAATAACAACAATAACGTTAACATAACTGAATCAGTTGCTGTTTACACAAATACAAATAATAATACCAATAATACAACAAGCAACAATACAAATAATAACACTAATACAAATGTTAACACTTCTGAAAGCACTAGTGTAAGTACTTCCAGTGCTACAACTCGTAACACTAATATTAATAACAACGTTTCTCGCTCTACTCAATCACAAGATATAAATCAAAGGATTGAGTCGCCTCCGCCTTCTGCTATCGCTCCAAGTATAGGTTCTTCATATTCGCAAGATCTTTGTACTACTGGAGTCAGCGGTGCAGTACAAACTCAGATCTTTGGTATCTCAGGTGGTAAGTCAATCACCGATACTAACTGTGAAAGAATTAAATTAAGTAAAACATTATATGATATGGGTATGCGTGTTGCTGCTGTATCATTAATGTGTCAAGATGAGCGTGTATGGACGGCTATGAAAATGGCTGGTACCCCTTGTCCGTACAATGGACTTATCGGTGATGAAGCAGGTGCTGCTTGGGAAGACAACTTAATAGATGTACCTGGTGTAAGAGAAAGAGATGTAGAGAAAGGTAGAGTAACCGAATCGCCGAACATGCCAAGATGAAAAAACTATTATTGACATTACTATTTTTTAGTAGCTTAGCTTTCGGTCAATCTGATTGGCTAAGCCCAGCGGGTATGACTCAAGTAATGAATGGTCAGGATGACAGTGTAACATCAATCTCATTAGGTCATAGCTTTCCATATTTTGGCGGCACGTTTACTAACGCTTGGTTCTCTACAAATGGTTTTATTATGTTATACGATCCAGTAAACGAGTGGGGTAATTTGACAACTAGTTCTTTGTGCTGTAACGGTCGTGATTTTACAAATACAACATCTGGTACTTTTAACTTTATGATAGCTCCGTTTTGGACTGATTTAAAAGATTACAACTTAACGAATGATGATGGTTATTACTATAAAACTAATACTGGAGTATCTTCTTTTCTTTGGTACAATGTTTGTGAATATGGAACGGCAGCACAAGGCTCTTGTAACTTAAATACGTTTCAAACAAATCTATGGCCTGATGGATCGTTTGATTTTCAATATGATGATGTAAGTATAACAAACCATTCTGTTACTATAGGTTTTACTGGTAACTTAGCCTTTAATGATTATGAACAAATGGTACATCAAAGCGGTTATTCAAACAATACATTACTAAATTCTACATGGTGGGACAATCTTGTTAATCCTGGTGGTGTTGAGTGGTACGGTACTGATGGAGGTTACAGTCCATCAGTTGACTGTACTGATGCACTAACTAACTCAGCTTGTCCAGGTTATGCTCAAGCTTATTTTGATTATCAATGCGAGTTAGATGGATTGTATGACACTACTTGTCCTAATTACGACAATGCCTTACTATTACAAGATTTGTCTGGACAAGATTTTATTTTTGGTGACAATATAACTGATTTTTACGAAACAGAAGTAACGCAAGATATTACAGAAGAAGAGTTTTTATATACAGAAGAAGAGGATTACGGATATGCAGATAGTGGATCATCAATCGCATACTTTGATCAAGGAGATGATTTATTCAGTGAAGAACAACAGGGGCCCCTACGGGATGATCCCGTCGAAGAACAGCTTCCAGGAGAAGAAATTGAAGCCATCGAAGAAGAATTTTATGCCGACGATATATCGGATGAAAGAGAAATTGTGGGAGGAGATCCCAGTGGAGACCTTAGCGAAGAAGTTGTAGTAGCGGAAGAAGTATTTGAAGAAGAAATTTTGGAAGAAGTTCAAGAGCAAGAAGTTAATAATACTGAATCTATATCAATAGCATTAAATGAAATATCAAAAACAGAAAAGCAATTGCAGGAAAGAGTGTCTCAAATTATTAGTAACTCTACAACATTTAACTCAACATTTGGATCTGTTGACGATATGTTTGGAGATGCAACGATTAGTATGCTATCAGACCCAACATTAACAACTATAGAAATTAATACACAATCAGAAAGTGAAAATGATACCGTAGATATTCAAATGGAAAATTCTGTTGCACAGGTAGATACAGGCTTCGCTGCGCAGCAAGATCAATCATTTAGTACAGGGCAAAGTATAACTGCGGTATTGAATAACGTTGCTCCAAACTTTACACAGTTTGATGTAGCGCCGCCGAGTCAACAGGAGCAGCAAACAACTGCAAAAGCTGAATCACAAGCTGGTAGCATGAGTGATGAGCAGTTAGAACAGAACTTAGAAGAATTTACTGATCAAATGCAAGATTCAGGTGGCTTTACAGATCAGAGTCTTACTATATTCTTAATGGGACGAGTAAATGGTTTTGATCAGTATACAGGACAATTGCAAGATGTTTCATTTTATGTAGATAGAGGAATGCCAGGCGGTAGAGTACAGAACGATAGAAACTCTATGTTGAGAATGATTGGGACTGATGATAAGCATGCGAGAATGGTAGCGGAACAGTACGAATGATACATGTCTTCCTTTTAGTTGTATTAGTAAATGCGGAAGAAGTGTCTCGCGATATGTATTTTGTGGATTTAAATCGCTGTAAGTACTTCGCTAGTAGTATTGTTGGTAGTAAAAGAAGAAACACAGGGTACAACCCACCATCAGTAAAAATAGAAGCATATTGTATACCAACGCAGATAGATCCTGAAGATGAGACTATAAAGTTATATAAGGAGAGACAAGGGTGATTGAGATAGCAGCTGCGATAAGTATGGCCAATGCTGCCTTTAATACAATAAAAGGCGCAGTCGAAAAAGGTAGAGAAATAGAGGATGTTGCCGGCTACTTTGGACGCTTTTTTGATGCTAAAGATGCAATCAATGAAGCAACAGAATCAAGTCGTAATCAACCTGTAGTTAAAAAATTATTTAGTGGTAGCAGTGTAGAAGCTCAGGCGCTTGAAGTAACTGCTGCTAGACATAAAATAAATCAACTCGAAAAAGAACTAAGAGAATATCTTCTATGGTCTGGTCAAGGTCAGTTCTACGAAGATATGATGATAGAAAGACGAAATATAAGACAAGCAAGAGCAGCTGAGGCAAGACGTAAAGCAGAAAATAGAAAATTTTGGATTGATATTACTACAATAGGTATATGTGTTGCAATCGGTACAGGTATCGTAATAACCGCAATTGCGGTTATTCTAGGAGGCTAAATGGCAGAAGTAGAATTTGGAGATGTAAAATTAAGTGGCGGCAAACTGCTGCTTATCATACCATTACTGGGTTCTATTATTGGAGGCCTCTGGGGAGGCTTTGAGTTATATCAGCGTCTATTAAATGCAGAAGAAGCATTGGACAACTTACCAGACACAGCATTTATTGAGCAGTCACTCGCTGTACAGGCTGAAACTATGCAGTCACTTCAAGAATCACTTGAAAACTTACAAGGTGATTTTGATCAACAGATGGATACAATTAACATTCTTCTGGATAATGCTCGTGGTGATATTAGTGAAATACGTGAAGATGTTGATGAGATCGATTCATTTGTTCGTAACATCGATGAGAGTACTAATGAGACCCAGAGAGACCTTCGTAACGATGTTTATTCTATGGAAGAAACACTTAATGACCGTATGCGAGAAATCGACGAGCAACTAAGGGAGACAAGGTCTGAGCTTGAGGATAAGATAGAAGAAATCCTTGATAACCCACTCAATGCAGAGTAGTTGATTTATTATACTGCTTAGCATATAATATACTGGTTATGGAGGAAATTTATGTCCGGCTTTGATAAGTCTCTCATACTATTTTTTGCAGTAACCTTAATAGTATCGTGGTTTAAACTGCCCGAGCAACAGGAACAGATTGTACAAGAAGTAACGCAACCTGTTCCTGTTGTTACAGTACATGAAGTTGTACGACCTAAAGATCTATCTCAAGAAGAGTTAGAATGCCTCGCTTTGAATATCTATTTTGAAGCAAGAGATCAAGATACAGATAGTCAGTTGGCAGTGTCTATGGTTGTACTGAATAGAGCTAAAGATTCGTTTTGGCCTAACCATGTCTGTGATGTTATTAAGCAAGGCTCGTACAGCGACGGGTTTGTCAGAAGAAACAAGTGTCAGTTCTCTTGGTACTGTGACGGTTTATCAGATAGACCGTACGAGCAAGACACATGGATACGAAATCTCAAGATAGCAGAAGACAGCTATTATCTCTGGACCAACGGTTATGATTTAACCAATGGTGCTACTAACTATCACGCAAAGCACGTTGCTCCTTTGTGGAATAAAGACTTTAATATGCATTATGTTGCTACAATCGGTGATCATATATTTTATCGATGGAATACACAAGAAACAGTTGCCATCAACTGATATTTTTACTATAATCGACGTGTAGCGAGAAAAGGGAATAATTAATGGTTGAATTGATGAATACGCAGACGTTCTCAGCTGAGATTGAGAATATCGTACGAAAAGGTAGAAATGTATCCTATATGGACGCTATAGTACACTTCTGCGAAACAAACAATATAGAAATAGAAACTGGTGCTAAACTCATTAACACCATTATCAAAAAGAAACTAGAAGCTGAGGCTTCTGAACTGAATTGTCTGAAAGAGAAATCTGCTAAGCTCCCTGTATGAGAGACGAAAGAAGTATACAGCAGCCCGAGTATATAACAGATAGTAAATCACAATATCTCGTAATTCACAAATGTGGAAATAGTTCGGTTCGTGATGCTATGGGTCAACCAGGTATGATTCATATACCGCTTTCCGATAGGGTTATATTTACAGTTATACGAGATCCGGTCGAAAGATTTATATCAGGTTTTATATATGACTTGTTTAACTCGTATGTTGTTACGGATAATATGCAGCTTAGTGAAATAGAGTATACAGTCGTTAATCATATTAAAAATAACGATATTTACAATGTATATCATTATATAGATCCATTTAAAAAAAATAGATTAGGTGCGCGCAACTCTGGAAGTATCTCTCACACAATACCTCAGCTAAGTTATATAGTTAATCAACCTATACAATGGTTTGTTGATATAAAAGATCTAAGTACATTTTTGCAATTGCATTACAATACTGATGTTAAAAAAAATGTTAGTAATGTTAATATTGAAGTTAAAGATCTGATTAGTAGTATATTGCTTAAGCAAAAGCAGCGAATTCTTGATATTCATAGCGCCGATTATTATTTTATAGAACGAATAAGAGAAAATGGTTTATTTTGGGACTGGCAAAACGGTAAGATCTTTTAATGAATATTTACGAAGGTATTGAAGCTTATAAAACTTACCTTGCTATTCGAAACCATTTTAAGACTGACTACGATTATTTTAAGTACAATGGCAAGCTTAAGATAACTCAAGAATCTTTTTTAAAGAGACGAGACAAATTTTTCTTCGCGAAGCTGGAAAGGAAGTACAAGAAGAAAGAGCTTGTTTATTTCTTTGCTGCTAATTTTATTAAAGATGAAAATATGTGGTCTGGTTCTTTAGTTGGTGCAGAGTCAGAAAAGGTATACTTAGAGTGGCTTAAATATGCAGAGAGCATGAAGTACAACTTTAAGTTAGAATGTGAAAAGTTACAGAACGAATTAGAAATGAAAGATCAGAAGTTTGATGATCTATTCACAATAAATAATAACAGCCATCCTATACTGCTTTCTAAGTTATTAGGTGGCCATATATCCATAGAGACATTCTCAATTATGGATATAGTATTGAACTTTACAGCTCGATGGAATAAAGTTATTGATGACTTTAGTTACGATAACGTTAAACTGAAGGTTGCAAAGTACAAGCCCTTTCTCCCTGTCGACAAAGATGTTTATAAGGAGATAATGAGAAAGGTATTTACTAGTTGACTTATTGCAGCAACTAGACTATAATACGTGTACATTATGATTATATTATTTGTTTTTTGATATTGGATAAAACTACTATACAACGCATATACGGAGAAAATATATGACTAGTTCATTCGCAGATCTTAAGCGAGCTCGCAAGACTTCCCTCGAAACTCTTATCAGTGAGACTAATAAACTCAATAGTCCTGGTGAAAATCAGAACCGTGATGATGACAACTTCTGGAAGCCTACAGTTGATAAAGCAGGTAATGGTTATGCTGTTATTCGCTTTCTACCAGCTCCTGGTGGTGAAGACTTACCTTGGGTAAGAATGTTTAATCACGGCTTTCAAGGCCCAGGTGGTTGGTATATTGAGAACTCTCTTACTACTATCGGTAAGAAAGATCCTGTCTCTGAGCATAATACTATGCTTTGGAATTCAGGTATTGAGTCTAATAAAGATATCGTACGTAAGCAAAAGCGTCGCCTTAACTACATTGCTAATATCTACGTAGTAAGCGATCCTTCTGCTCCTGAGAACGAAGGTAAAGTATTCCTTTACAAATTTGGTAAAAAGATCTTTGATAAGATCAACGATATGATGAATCCTCAGTTCCAGGACGAGCAACCAGTTAATCCTTTCGATCTTTGGGAAGGTGCGAACTTTAAGCTTAAGATTCGTCAAGTAGAAGGCTATCGTAACTATGATAAGTCTGAATTTGATAGAGCAGAGCCTCTATTAGATGATGATGACAAGCTTGAATCTATTTGGAAATCTGAACACTCTTTGCAAGAGTTCCTTAGCCCAAGTAACTTCAAGTCTTATGAAGAGCTGCAAGCTAAACTGAACCGAGTACTTGGTTTAGATGGTGGACAGCAAGGTAATAGAGAAGGTATAGCACAGACAGTAGAAGATGTCGAACCTGCTCCAGTACCTAGAGCAGCTCCAGCGCCAGCAATGGCGTCAGCTAGCGATGATGATGACGATAGTATGTCGTTCTTCGAACAGTTAGCAAATGAGTAAAAAGAGAAGGGGTCGAAAGACCCCTTTTTTATTATGCGTAAGCCGGTCGCTGTACTGAATTGAAAGATTGATCTATATTATATGATCTACCTGATGGTACGTTACCGCCGCCTCCACCGCCACCACCACTGACATTAGTGCTGTTATTATTAGTTACATTAGTAACATTCTGTACTGGTTGTAGCAGATTTAAATTACCAGACTGCTGACCAAGCATCAACGATCTTTCAGTTATTTGATTAGTAGCTACCTGAGGAATTATTCTTACCGAGTCAGGACTTAGTATTGATACTCCGGC